CAATGGTTAGTCTATCCATTGTCTATTGTAACAAATGAAGTGATGTGATATAAATTGAATTATAAAGTGATTATAAAAAGGAAGCCTGAAGAGTTTGCTCATGCTCTTCAAGTGTTTGGAGAAAGGATTAAGAGTGTTTTTTATGAGCCTTGTGAAGTTGGTGGTAGTTTGACTCATGTAGCGTTGGTTGAGTTATGGCCTGTGGTTAAGACTATTAGAACTCCGATTGGTGATGAGTTACCAATCGCTGAGATGAATGGGTCTTTTGAGAAGGATAGGATTAAAGAGGAGCTAGAGGGTCGAAATAAGAAGGTGAGAGAATGAGTTCTGGATATGCTGATGAGTGTTTCGAATTGATGGTTAAGTTAAAACAAAAACACTTAATAGAAGATTTAAGAGAAATAAAGAGGTTTGCTGAGGATTTAATAGAAGATGGTGCTAAGGAATGACTGAAACAATCAATGGTTATTTGGCTTTGTTCGGTCTTTTTATTAGTTTTTGGTTGTTAACTATTGAAGCGAGGTTACACTAATGACTGATGAAGGATATGTTTGTCGTTGCTGTGGGTTTTACTCCCATAGTTTCGATGACGAAAAGGATTATGATTGTCCTTACAAGGATGAGCATGGAGAGCATGATTTAAGCATGGTTTGGAGTACTGAGAAGGATTAAAATAGTTGTGAGGTTAAATAAGTAGTATGAAAGTACAAGATTTAGTAAGGGAGATAAAAAAGTCTTTCCGTTGTGGTTGTGACTTAGCTAGTCTACCTGAGCCTTTGGAGATTAAGGTTAAGTGTCGGGCTTGTGGTAACTTGTTAGTGTTAGTTCCTAAGCCTGAGGTTAAACCTATCAAAGAGGATAAGGTAGAGAAGAAGGTTAAGAGGAAGCGTAAACAATGAGTTTTTTTAAGAGGAAGCCTAAGGTTTCCTCTAATTCTTTTTATTCTAATACTTTGAATGGTTTATATTATGATGTTCATAAATATCTTGAGTTACTCACATTGAAGGATAGTAAAAACACTTCATTAGTTATTCTTGGTCGGGGAGGGTTAGGTAAGACTCATAATATTATCAATCATTTGAGTAAGTTGGGGGTTGAGTATGTTTATCTTAATAATTATACTACTTCTCTGGGTTTGTATAATTACTTGAGTGAGCATAAGGATAGTTTAATAGTACTTGATGATGTTGATAGCTTGGTTAATAATCGCACTGCTATTAGTACCTTGAAGTCTTGCTTGTGGCCTAATAATCTATTGGGTGAGCGTTGGGTAAACTATACTAGCACGAGTAAGAGCGTTAAGGATAAGAAGTTCTTATTCAGTGGTAAGATGATTATTTTACTTAACGAGTTCCCTAAATCAGTAAGTCTTAGAGCTTTAAGGGACAGGTCTTTATTTGTTGAATTTGACCTTAATAATAATGATTTATTCAAAATCTATCAAGAATTTGATAAGTCAGGAAAGGAGAGTTTAACTCCTTTTATTAAAAAGTATGGTAAGGATAATTATAATCTAACTCTTAGGTCTTATTTTAAACTACATGACTTAAAGAATCACTTCCCTAAAGAGTGGGAACGATTAGGAGTTAAGTTATTAGTAGAAGAAGGAAAGAACTTAAGGATTCAATGGATTGTTAGACGCTTAACTAAGAGTGAATTAAGTGTCAAGGACCAAATAGCTAGGTTTAAGTCTATTACATCTATGGATAGAGCTACCTATTTCAGGTATAAGAATAAATTAAAAAGTCGCAAAAAGTCGCAGTTTTAAGATTATGCTTATTTATTTGAATTTTCGTTGCAGTACTGCTTCACAATAAGGACAACTCATTTCCCTAACATTTGCTTCAAAGTCTACCCATGAGTTACAGTGTGTGCATTTCCTTCTTACTTTCCCTTCTTTCTTCTTCAATAACTCTGACTCTAAGAACTCTGCTCTAGCCTTAAGCTTTAAGACTTCTTCTTTCAGTTCTTTAATGTCGTCAGTTTTTGGAATAATCGTTGGGATTTCAGCTTCATTTTCTATTAATGCGGTTTTTTCCTCTTTTGTATTAACGGGTTTTTTCTTTTCGAATGGCATCTTAATCATTCACCCCCACTGTACTTTCATCTTTCAGCGTTCGTCTTAATGGTCTTTTGAAGATTGTTATGCCATGTCCTCTTGGGCATTCATAATCAAGCCATTTACTTACAACCATGTATTGGCCGCCTGTGCCTGGGTACTCTTTTTCTCCGAATTTTAGGAATTTATACTCTCGATTAGCGTATTCTTCATACCCTTTTAATCGGCCCATCCCTTTATCCTGACTAACGCATGTTTGGCAGATTATTTTATTTTCTTTCTTTGCTTTTTTAGTCCAACTTGCTAGTGTTTTCTCGAATGCCTTTCGGTCTTTCATTCGTTGTTTAAGATTGTCTATTGGTAGTTGTACTGGATTATCATCTTCCATTTATTTCATCTCCTCTATTTTTATTTTAACAGCCCTACTTAGGGCTTCGAATAACCATTTAATCTCGTCATACGTGTCTTCAATAGTTATTCCTCTTACGGTTAAGTTATAACTCTTGCTGCCGGGGCTGTTTTGACTGTAGACTCTGATGTTTACTGTTCGTTCCCCCCATTTTTTCCCTTTATGTTCTGATAACTCAACCATATTAATTCATTTTTATTATTTATTTTTTTGTGGATAATGTATTTTAATATGACAATCCCGACAAACAGGACGTAAATATTTAGAATATAATTCCACAAATTTTTTATTAGTGTAGATTCTTGGAGAAGGTAAATCTTCATAAGTTATATGATGAAATTCTTTTCTTATCCCACCACATTTGAAACATTTATTTCCTAATATTTCAATAAATTCATTTTTAAACCGAAATACTTCTCTTGATTCTTTTATTGTTTTACACCATTCTCCCATTTATTTTTCACTCCACCAAATAATAAATTATGTCATATTTCCTAAATTAATGCTATAATTTAAGCTTTTGGGTGGTTTTAATATTATTAACGCATTTTCCATGTGAAATTAACGGACATTGTCCTTAAAAAGATTTATAAATATAGCATAATTCCAACTTTATTGATGATTATATCTAAAAAATTTGAAATGATTAATACAGGCAAGATGCAATTAATAAAAGAAAAGAATTTTAATTTAGGTAAGCAACTAACTAAAATAATATGTAAAGGACTAGAGTTAGAAAGAGTTTTAGATGCTTATTGGAAACAACAGGGTTACATTAAAGTTAAAAGTGTATCTTATGAGTGGGTGAAGAAATGATAACGTCGTTTTGGTTCCTCAAACACATTAAGGATAAGGAAGACTTGACAAATTACGCGATGAGTGATATGATAACGCCAAAAGAATACAAAGAATTAAAGGCTCAAGCCAAGAAGTACATTAAGGAGAAAGTTTTTGCTCATGCTAAGTGGAATAAGAAGATGGCTAAGAAATTGTATTGTGTTTATTGTGAAGTATTGGAGCGGGTGAAGGAGATTGAAACTCCCGATAATGCTCTATGATTGTGAGAGGTGTGAATTAGTTCATATGAAAATCTATAAATTCAAGAGTCAATGGTTATGCAAGACTTGCCTGTACCTATTTTATGGAGTGATGAGTGAATGAAGAAGTTAAGTGAATTAAATGGGTATAGACTCGAATGTAATACTGAAAAGATAGAGCATTATTATTTAACAAGGGATTCAACTAATAAGGGTGAGTTTATTAGCCGAAAGGATTTGCGTGATTGGGCAATAGAAATTTATTTAGAAATAAGAAATACTTTAAGGGGTCGTAAAGACTTGAATTATGATAGAGCTGAAGGTATACAAGAATTTCTAATAAATGCATTTGAATTAACTGAAGAGGATTTAAAATGAAAGGTAAAACGAAAGCTTATTGTGAAGGGATTCGTGATACTAAAGAGCGACTAAAGGAGCAAGCTATTAATGAAATCTTAGTGTTGAGAAATAAGTTAAAGGTTGTGGGTAAGCGTGAGCAGTTGAGGATAATGACCACTATTGAGTGGATTAAAGGTTTCTTTTTCATTAGGGAGGAAGAAATAATATGAACTTTTTTAAAAAAATAAAAATTGAAACTTATATTAAAATTTTAAAATGGATGTTAAGAGAAGATAAAAAAAGAATTCCTTTGCTTAAGAAAAGAATAAAGGAAAGTAAAGAGTTATTAAAATTCTTTGAATCATATTTGAGGGATATAAATGAAAACAAAACTAAAAATTAAATTAGACAAACTAATAAGAAAACACGCTAGAATTAAATGGTTAGATAGATTAGGGGTTAATGGATTCGAGAGGCATCCTTACACATGGGAAGATTTTAAGAGAAATCATCCAGAATCAAAAAGATGGATAAAATTGATTGAGGAGTTAATTAAATGACAGCATCAAAAGTAATTAAAGTATTAAGTAAAGAAATGAAACGATTAGAAAAAAGCTTGAAGAAGATGGATTACGAGCTTACTTGGTGGCGATATAAAACCGAAGATGATGGTGTAACAGGTAAACTTAAAATAAGTATAAATAAATTGAGGGATAAAAATGGAAGAGCTACCAAAGACTAACACAGACGTTCCTGAGGAAGAACGAAAAGAACTAGAAAAGGAATTGAAAGAATCAGTCAAGATAAAAAACACACTCAAAGGAATAGACACCATCCACCCAGCAGGAATGGTCGTCGAGAACTTTGCGATAGAACCAATCGGAAGCGGTAAGTACATCTATAACATTCATAATCAACTCGGTGAGGCCACAGCCGAAATCAATTATGAAACTAAGAAATGGTTCATTAAGATAGAAGGAATAGAAGTACCCCTAGACGGCAAACCATTAGATAAAAGTGAATTAGTCTTTAATATGCCAGACAAAGACATTGTTAATAAATTAATTAAAGGCAAAATAGAGCCAGTAACTTCCACAGAGCTTTATATTAATACTAAGAATTATTTTAAAAGATTTCTTGATTTGACTGAAGAATGCTATTATGATGGTTTAACGGTGGCTGCTTTCCAATCATGGTTACTGCCTGTTCTTAACTCTGTATTCTTCACAATGGCTTGTGGAGAGTTTGGAGGGGGGAAAACAGTTCAAATGAGTACTTTAAAACATGTATGCCGCCATGGTTATCAACCAGACCCAAGTGTTGCCTTCATTGGTCGATGCTTAGACCGATGGAAGGTTACTCCATTCATTGATGAATTCGATAAACTAGGAGAAAAAGATAATGAATTATACCGAATTGTGAGAACAGCCTATCGAAGAGGGGGGACTTACACTAGAATGGCTGATAAAGGTCAAAGAGTTGAGTCATTCAATACTTTTGGTATGATTGGCTTCACAGTTCATGGAACGATCGAAGACGCGCTACAAACAAGAAGCCTTCCATTATACACAACTGTTAATGAAAGGAAAGAATTACCTAAATTGGGCAACGTGCGCAACCACATCGGCAACACCCTTTATAACCAATTTTTTATATGGTATATTAGGAATATAGTAGATATATATAATAAGTATGTTGCTCATGTTGCTCATGTTGTTGATATTATAAATAATAATATATACGGTGGCAACGATAGTGAGTTACTTAGTGTTATACAGTTTGAGTCTGCTGGGAACGGGCAACACGGCAACACGGGCAACCATGAAGGAAGAAATGCAGAACTCCATCAGGTAATTCTTGAGCTATTGCATTGGATTGGCTTTCTTCGAACGGGCAACGACTTGGGCAACAACATCCTTAAATCAGTTGATAGATTATTAGAATTAAAGAATGAAATACGCGAGGAATTGAGGGAAACGGGGGTTAGCGGCATTTTAAGGGATTGGTTAGTAGTTTATTATAAAAAACATAGAATGGACGCGCAATATAGAACTGAAAATGGATTATTTGTTGGCGCTAATCAAGAGATTTATGATGGATTAACTGCTTACGCTAAGAATAAAGGTTATACTTTTCATATTCCGCCCAGTGAGTATCGTGGTTTGATGAGGGATTTTGGTTGGGCTAAAGGTAAGAATGAGCGTAAAATGAGGGTAAGGCTTCAATCAGAGGAGAAAAAAGTTATTCGCTTAGCTTTTATTTATGATGAGCGTATTCAGCGTAATCTTGGGATTAAGATCGAACCCTTAAAGGAGGAGCGCACTTTTGAGGATTTTTTAGACAAAGGAGTAAATGAAATTACGGAGGCTGATGATAATTAAATATTGTGTTGCTTGCGGTAAAGAAATAAACAAAAATCTAAAGCCATCTCTTTTTAATACAAGAATTTTTTGTTCACATGATTGTGCTAATAAGTTTAGGAGTGGTTCAAAACACCCAATGTGGAAGGGTGGAAAGAGTTTAACAGGTAGTAAATATATCTTATTAAGGGCTTCATTATTATCAAAAGAAGATAGAGATAAATATGGATCAATGATTACTAAAAAGAATACTATACTTGAACACCGTCTTGTTGCTGCAAAAAAAATAGGAAGACCACTAACACAATTTGAGATAGTTCATCATCTTAATGGAGATAAAACAGATAATAGACCTGAAAATTTAATTGTTTTGACTAGAAAGGAACACAATATTGAGCATTATTTAAAAGAAGGATTATTGGTTTGTCCACAATGTGGTTTTAATTTCAAAGACAAAGGTATGGGGGATCATGATGAGGAAGCCAATGTATCTGGGTAGTTTTACTCGCGGCAATTACTGGGTTAGGTGTAAGATATGTAAAGTGGCTCAGCCTAAGGGTAAAGTGATTATTAATTTAAGGATTTGTAAAGAATGTCTTGCTAAAATAAAGGAAAACAAAACCTTTATAATGAAAGGGAGAGTTTAATTATAGCATAAATAACGTGAGGTGATGTGTAATGAGTGATGAAGTGATTCTTGAAAAGTACGAGAAAGTAGACCAATTATCAGCGGGTGGCCGGTATTATCGACTAGTTGAGGCAGCGGAGCCAATAGAGATAACAGTTGATGAGTATCGAAAGATAGAAGCTAGCGGCAAACAAGCTGATTATGCTTTGAGTAGCACTAACAAAGATGGCCAGACTGGTTACTACTTTGAGATACTAAGTAGTGAAAACAAAGTATTAACAGTTAATACTTGGGGTTTGAAGAACGCAGTCGAAGACGTTTTCAGAAAGGCTGGTAAGATAAAAGGTGTAACAATGAAGCTTTCAAGACCGAAAAAGGGGAATTATATTGCAGAGGCTACGGCCCCTGCTTCTACTATTAAGGAGATTAAAGATAAAGCATCTGAAATTAAACCAAAGAAGTCTATCTTTAAGGAGAAGGATAAGAAGTTGCTGGAGAATGAGCAGTTGATCTGGAACTATATGTATGAACAAAAGAGGAGTACTTACACGAATGCAGACATAATACTCGACCTAGGATTAACAATGATTGAAGCAACTCTATACATAAATAATCTAAAAAATAAAGGCATAATCTATGAGCCAACGAGTGGGAGCTACTCACTGGTGAAGTAAAAGTTTATATTGCCATAAACATAGATTAATTTATGGCATGCCAATACGCAAAAAGAAGAAAGCAAACCAAGAAAAATTAAATGCACTACTCAAAAGTCTAATGTTTAGCCCAGAAGCATGGGAGAATCGGAAAGTATACACAAGAACAAAATTTTTAGAAATGCTTTACTTAAGAATGAGACGATTAATGGCTAACGCGGCTAACGAATTAGTATTAGTCTCACTTTATGGTAAGAAATTTGATGAAAATATTAAGACGCTTGATGAATGGCTTGATGATGATAATATAGATGTTCAAGCTTTAAGTGGTTTGAAGAATTCTCTTGGTTGTACTTTAATGAATTATACTAATATCATTAATACTCTAGATATGAGAGAGAAAGTGAAAATAGTTGATCAAAGTATTGAATATATTTACTTGGAGTATGATGCACCTCCTGAATTGAAAGGTTATGGTGAGATGGTTTACGTCTTCCTTGATAAAGAAAGTTATGAATTAGTCAATGATTCATTAAATCAAATTAAGAAAAATCTTGATAGTGATAATAGTTTGTATATTTAGAGTATGGGGTTTAAATTAAAAGCTTACGCGATTCTTGTATTAGTATGTCTTACATCAATGATTATTGGGCCTTATGAAGATGCTTGGCGTCCATTCGTCTTATTAGCATTTGTATCATTAACACTATTATTAATTGAAATAAAAAAGAAATAATTATTTGAGAATAAAATGATTAATGAAGAATGCAGGGAACTTAATCCAATAAAGAGGGCTAAGATAATGATAACGAGCTAGCACGAATCGATTCAATTTAGGCACTCGAAGATAATTAGTAGTGGTTTGATGATTAATAATACAATCATAAATATCAAGCGAGTCATTAATCTTTCGCTTAGGCACAGTGAAACTAGTGTAACCCATCCCAACATTCTTATCCCAATGACTATCACTACCACCAATATCAGCAGGCCCTTCCTTACCAAATAATATTCTTAACTTACGGCCAAGATCGCATTGAAACATATTGCTAGAAGTATTAGTAACTTCAATCGCACTTATTCTCCCACCATTCTCATAATACTCAATTATTCTATGTTCGTCATAACCACGCCAACTCTTATAATGAGCGGGAACCACAAGCATCCGAACATCACTCAAACCAGAAGGAATGATATAACCATTAATTATTCGATCACCACGATTAAACCGTTCCTCAACCTTAATTAATTGCTCCAAACTCATGCCAGTCTTAAAAGTATGACCAAGATACTCAACCTTACGAGCATTCTTTTGATTAACCCCGAAAGCGTAAACTAACTTATGCTTAAAGAAGCCAAGTTCAGTGCCATAAATAGGGATAACCGGGTCATAATCATCAATTTCTTTACTGAGTTTATCATTCAAGTAATCAATACGCTCATCTATCTTTTTGATATTGCCAAGAGAGTTATGGGGGGTCAAAGCTATGATTTTCATCTTAGTAATCGCTGCTCTCTCGGCAATATCATCAATTAGGCTAATAGCCTCCCCTACCTTTGTGCTATAGGGATTATGAATGTGGATGTGCATGTCGCCACAATAATGTTGTTTAACATTAATCTTAGATTCTAAAACATCATCAACGTTGAAAAAGAATGAAACTGGATTTAACTTCTTTAATTTATGCCTTAATTTCCTGAGATATTCCATCCCATATTATATTATGGTCTTTATATGATTTAATAGTTTTCGTGCGCTTTCATCCCAAGTCATGTTCTTTCGGAAGTCTTCACTATTCTTCAAGCCCTTCTCTTTAGCCTCTTTTTGATGATTAAAGACGTAACGCATCTGCTTCCTTAAAGCCTTAATGTTAGGTGTAAACCAATTAGCTTCTTCATAATAATGCTTTGGTCGGCCAGTAGCGGGTTTTAATTCACCATCATCTATCAAATAATTATTGCCATTAGCGAGGTATTCTCCTTGACCACCATAACTATTAGCAATCACAGGCAAACCACAAGCCCCTGCTTCAAGACAAGGCATGCAGAAAGCATCAGCCTTAGTAGGCATCACAAAACAATCACTAGCCGTGTACAATCCAGGCAACTTATCATAAGGCATCACATTATAAGCAGTGATGATCAAAGCGCGTTCCTTCTTCAACTCAAGCTTGGCTATATCATTAGCTATCTTCTGTTCAGGCGCATAAGATGTATTAATCTTAGCCACAAACCGAACCTTCTCATCCTTACTGAACTCTTCATTAAAAGCTATTAAAGCCAAATCCAATCCTTTGCGGTCATTAACGCCGTCAGCCCAGCCTCCAACATATAAGAAAGTAAACACGTCTTTGTTAGCTAATTGTTCATTAGGCTTTGCATCTGGATTAAATAGTTCAGGATCCACTCCATGAGGCACTATCTTTAACTTATCGGCTGGTACTCCAGCATTAACGAAAGCTTGTTTACTATGTTCACTAGGAGTGAAGATTAACTTAACCTTATCACTGTTAGCGTTGATAGCCCATCCAGTACTTACTTTATCTCCTTCGAAGACGCCGAACGGACAGAAAGCTTTGAATCGCTTATTCCAGAATAACGGCCAAACATCTGGTGTCACTATGGCCGTTAATATGTGTTCTTTATCAAAGTCTTTCATCTTTAAGTCACATTGCTTCTCTAATGCTTCAGCTAATTTAGTTGTGTGAACAGAGTAACCTGTTGCACCTCCTTTATTCCCTATCAAATTAAGTATCATTATTCTCTCACCCACACAGAATCTATTCTTAATCCTTTTAACCATTTAAGTTTAAACATTTTTTTCTTAAATTCTTTTAGTGTCATCTCAGCAGATATTTCTACTACAAAATTTCTCATACTCCTGGTTCACCTCCATTCTTTTCAAACTGCCACTTAGCCCATCGCCTAAAATGCTCATCATTCATCCGAACAACTTGAGGGTAATTCTGAATGCGAGCCCCACCACTCAAACAAGGCATGTGAAAAGCCATAGCCTGAGTCACAGTCTTTAAACTATAACCAGCGTACCTCATCGCGATCGACCAGTGAGTTTCTTCACGAAAACCCGTAACCCCATAATCCAAAGGAAAGTGACCAACAGTACTGCTAGCATCTCGCCTAAAAAGCCAACTACTCCTAAGATGATGACTGGGCATAATACTATTAACGTTATAATCAAGTCCTCCATCATCGCCGAGATAAGTGATGTTACCTTTTTTGTCGTATTTAATTTCATTAAAGACACCTCCTAATACTTTAACATTACGATAATGATTTGGCCCACTCATTAAGGGCACTGTCCCCCCTATTCCTCCACATTTATCATCCTTTATTAATTCATCATAAAGCATTTGCAAGTAATCTGGATGAACCCAACTATCATCATCAACTCTCAATATTAATGGATTCTGGAATTCATCTTCTCTAATTAATTGATTGCGAGCCTTGCCAATATTGAGTAAACTGAATTTATTACGAATTAATTGGAAGCCATGATCTTCATAGACCACTCGCTTAAAGACGTCATCAATGAATTTATACTTTTGAACTGGAGTGCCTCCTCCATCGTCCAATACAACCAAATCCCAATCTTTGAACGAGCTTGCTAATAAGCTAGATACACAGATAGCTAGCTCTGAAGGACGATCCTTACTACAGATATTAATGCTAATTCTTTTCATACAAATATAATTGATTAGCAAAATGCCAATCAGACGGAACCTCCAATTTTTTTAAACCCTTCTTCTGTAATTCATTCTCCCACCAACTCCTAGATCTCAACGTAACGTGAGTAGGGTCGACATAAACGTCCTTAAGAGTGATATCACAAATAGATAGTAAGATATAACGCTTAGCGTAATGGACAAGATCGTCCAATACCTCATTAACTTTGTCTATAGGAACGTGCTCTAATACATCAAAACACAATATTAGATCAAAACGCTTATCATTATCAGGAAGCTCATTACTTAATTTATTAACGGACATACCGTAAGCATTCTCCACACTCCATTCACTAACATCATAACCATTAGTTGCCACACCATAATAGATCAAGGCATGAGTGAAGAATCCTTGACCACAACCATAATCCAAGCAAGTCCTTGGCTTCAAATCCTTAACATATTGAAGAGCCAATCGATAATATTTATCCTCAAACTTCCGATCCTTAAAATATTCTTCCTCAAACATTATTTAATCACCTCAAGAATAACATGAAGATTCTTATCAGGACTAGTATCATGCCTTATGAGAAAAGTCTTGAAATGAGGATAACCATAAAGATAACGCCATTCATCAAAATACAAGAAAGAATTCTTAGTAAAGAACCTGACGTGAGTAGGATCCCTGAATGCTGGTTCGCCAGGAGCCTCCGGGACAAGGATATCAATTTTAGCTCCTGGCTTACAGACTTTATGAATATCAATCATTAACTGCTCATAACGATTTATGTGCTCCAATATATGATGAGCCACTACATGAGTCACAGTATTCTCCTTAATCATTGGAGGCAAGCCAAATTCTATATCCCAAAGGATGTCTGGCTTATGAATGATTAACTTATCGATATTAACGAATCCGTTATATTTTTTCTTGCCACAACCAATATTAATCTTCATGGGAACCACCTATACAATGAATCCTTCTCAACACATTGCTCTATTTGTTGATTGTACACTCCGCCAGCACAACGAGTACACTTACTTAAATTGATGTTATTAACTATTCTTCTATGATCCATACTACCCCAGAAATCATATATCTCGCTCCAATGCTTCATCTTCCATTCCTTCTGATAACGATGATCAATACAAGTATACCAATAACCATCAGCACAAATCTGTAATAAAAGAGGAGTACTATGACATTTCTTGAATTTAAACGTCCGACCATAAGTACCGGGATCAACTCGGCTAAAACTCCCATAAACCTTGAACTTATCAGTTTCCTCTCGCTTACATAAAGTCATCTGAAAATCAATATTCTCAACATCAAACTTAGGCTTCTTATTTTTATAAATCTCTAAACCCTCAACAGCTGCCGGTCGAGCGAAGAAAGTAGGAAAGCCCCATGATTTAGCTGCTTCACAAGCTTTAAATATTTCCTTCTGATTCTCTTCAGTAATCAAGAATTTATAAGCAAGATCAACTCTTCTAGGTCTTCGTCTACTGCGTTTATAATCAGCCATTAATAAATTGACACCATCAAATAATTTCTTAAAAGTTCTTTTATTACTTCTTTTATAATTAATCCAGGTGTTAGGAAAGCCACAATCAAAACTTATTCCGCAGAACTCAGTGTACTTAATAATAGCCTCTCTAATCTTCTTCTTATGTAATTGAGTGCCGTTAGTAGAGATACCTACTTGGAAGCCATTTTCATGAGTATACTTAATTATATCAGCAAAATCAGGATGCAATGTTGGTTCTCCTCCCCCAGCAAAACAAACACTCATCAAAGACTCAGGCCCATTCCACCAATTATCACGCCAATCAACTAGCATATCAATAATCTTAAAAACTTCCTTCTTACTTAACTTCAAGCCCATCTTCCAACTACGAGCTGCATTACAGCCACGACAACGCAAGTTACAAGTAGTAGTTAAATCTATTGTAACGCCTATTGGGGGGTATAGTAATTGACTATTACCTCTTTCCCAAGCAATTATGTTTTCATAATGTTCTATCCAAGTCAAGCCCTTCAACTGAGAAAAACTATTATAATTCATCGCTTAACACCCCAAGCGAATACATCTTTATTATCACGCTCATACCAAATCTTCTGAGGAACTAAACCTTTCATCCATACAGTTAATAAATCCTTGCTAATATTACAATAACATTCACGAGGACCAGGAGTGTGAACATTAGATCCCTCAACATAATGAGGATTCATATTAGGAGCGGCAGCCGCAACAATCAATAAACCACCCTTCCTCAAGACCCTAATAGCCTCACTCATGCTCTTATGAGGATGATGATCATGCTCTAACATCTCACTACTAACTACCACATCAAAAGACCCATCATCATACTGCAAGTCATTAGCGTTCATTATCATATCAACACCCAAGCCATCAGTAATGTCAATACCAGTATAATTAATTCCTTCAGGGAAAGCGGCTTTAACTCTAGGCCCACTATAACCATCAGGGTAATCCTCCTTACTGCCAAGCTCTAAAACTCGCGCGTATGAAGAATCCCAACGCTCATCAATTACTTTCTTAATGAAATCAAATACTGATCTATGCAACCCAATCACCTGCCCGTTCTTTACCAGCGTCTCCCCACTTCTTTGCAAAATACTCCCAGCCCTTTTTAAGATTACTCTTCATCCGTTCATCACCAAACTGCTCCTTATTAGTCCTACTGCCAATATGATAAATAAAACTGCCAAGACAAACACCAATCTTCCAACCACGCTTCTGAGCCTCCCAACAATAATCAATATCTTCAACTCCACTGATATAATTCTCATCCAACTTAACTTGCTCCCATAAACGCTTATTAACTATCACGCAAACAAAACATAAATCAGGAGATGGGATTAAAGCAGGTTTGACGCACTTATGATTAGGGAAGTATTGTAATGATTGACCCACATAATTAGTAGTGGCTCCAATCAGACCATACTTACTATTACCCCTCATGGTGACGTAAAGATTTAATGCCCAATTAGGAGCGCAGATAGTATCATTATTTAATAAGATAACAAAGCCCCCTCTACTAGCCTCAATCCCTCTATTACAAGCGCTGGCAAAACCAATATTATTTGCTTCAACAACTTTAACTCTTTTCAAATGTGGAAATTTATCATATAAATGATTTTTTATTATTTTTTGCTTAGGTTTAATTTTAATATCTCTTTCAGTACCGAGATGCTTTAACCAATCAATCGTTCCATCAGTACTACCATTATCAACAAAAATTAATTCATAAGGAATTGTCATAGTCTTTTGAATAGACTCAACACATTGCTTAGTGAAGTGCAATAAATTCCAAGTCGGGATCACAATAGATAAAACCATTAGATATGGAACCTCCGTTTAATACTAGAAGGGTAATCACCCACATAAGGAATGACAGGATAAGAATTAAAGAGAATGGACTTATACCACCAATCCAAGAACTCCTTCTTATGAACCTTACTATCCTTAAGATTACTCTCATAAGCCTTAACATGACGCATCATCCGCTTAGCATGACAGAAATGATAAACCACGACATCTTCAATATCACCAACCATTTTAACACCACTTAAGACAGTATGTTTAGTTGAAGGATAAAAGAGTCTATCAGTTCTTTTATAAAAACGCCTCAAAACAGTATGCTTAGGCTTAGTTGAATCAATAAGCCCAAAATTATAAACAAAATGAATCATTGATAAATTATAACAATCAAATTCTTTATTCATGTATTCTCTTAATAAATAACCTTTATCACTTAATACTTCATCAGCATCCAACTGAAGTATCCAATCACCAGTAGCATACTTAAAGAATTGATTCATCTGATCACCAACACTTGAAGGCCACTTATGACGAATTACTTTATAGCGTTTATCAGCCACTTCATCAAGCATCATCATAGTCTCATAATCAGCATTATGATCAAGAATAATAATCACTTCATCAGCCAAGTAATCAATAGATTCAAGACTAAGCTTTAGCCAATCAGCTTCGCCAGCCCCAACTATATAACAAACACTTATTTTATCCCCACTCTGCTTTTGCAAAACTCATCAACTCCATTAAATCACTCTTACTTAAATGCTCAGTCTCAATAATAGGCTCAGGCACTTTTTTACCAGCCTGCAAATACTGATCCCAAGGCAACTTCTTATCAAACCTAATACCATAAGATTTAGGATTATGCCAGATATCACTGCCAGGAAAAGGAGTAAGAAAATAGAAATCAGCAGTATTAACACCACAAGATTTACTGAACTCAATAGTCTTCAAAGCACTCTCTTTAGTCTCGCCAGGCAAGCCAAGAATGAAAAAACCCTTAACCCTCATGCCGACTGATCTAGCCCAACCAATAGCTTGCTTATTAATCACTGTGCTCATATTCTTACCAACACGCTTCAACACAATATCATCACCACTCTCAACACCAAAAGAGATAACATCACAACCAGCTCGTTTCATATTCTTCAATAAATCCTTATTAACGAAATCAGCGCGGGTAGTGGCCCTCCAAGAAAGATCATAATCAGTATTCAAATGCATACCCCTGATAGCATCACATAGATCATTGGTTCTTTTCTTACTAGCAGTGAAGACATCATCCTGAAAGTAAACCCCTTTATAATTATAATCATCCATTAAACTAATAATCTCAAGAACTATATTCTTAATACTACGATAACGAACTGATCGACCATAAACTTGCTTACTACAATAAGCACAACGATTAGGACAACCACGACTAGTGATCATCGTGGCAGTACGCTTACCATTAATAACCATATTATAATTACGCATATCAATCAATTCCCTGGCAGGATAAGGAAAACGATCAAGATTCTCAACTCTGGGAGACTCAAATACTCCTTTATAATTCATATCAATAATCCAATCCAAACACTCCTCTCCTTCACCAACAATCACCGTGCTAAAACCATGCTTTAAAGGCTCTTTAGGCAAAGCAGATGGATGTGGCCCACCAGCGATTAATAAGAGATCAGGGTAATTATGCCTTAATTGCTCGCTTAACTCATAAGCCCTAGTGGCTTGAGGGGTGGTGAAACTAATCCCTATAGCATTACTGCGACTGGCTTGGAAGAAGAGATAGGATTCATTATTATGATTCATATCCAATAATATTATTTCATAATCATCCCGTTGTTGTAATGCAGCCCCAAGATAACCAATTCCAAGAGGGAATCGGTCTCCAGCGTTAGCAAGAAAAGGATCCTTTAATGAAACAAGACAAACACGTTTCATTTTTTCTTCACCTTATTTTTATGATAAAGTACTGCATTCCAATAAATTGTTAATAACCATACCGGGATCAATGATATTGAATTAGTATGATTAACTGTATTTAAGCCTAAAACAATGATTATGGGCAACCAAATAGAAATCAATATCCCAAACTTATCAAAATATCTAAGCTTCATTTTTCTTCACCAATTCATCACCTTCTTCTTAAAAAAATTATCCCAAGTCTTAAATACCACACCCCAATCATACTCCAAAGCCTTACTACGAGCACGCTTACCCTTAACCTTACGAGCCTTATCATCACTAAAAGCATCCAACAAAGCATCAGCAGCCAAACGATGATCAATAATAGCCCGATCAACCTCATAAGTACCCATCAACCGAGCAGCAGGCTTAACAAGCCAACCAGTATCACCTAATATCTCAGGCGCAGTAGTATAATCAGTAGTGATGACCGGAGTACCCGCTAACATTGACTCAACAAAAGGGATACCCCAACCCTCACCACTAGTCCCAAGGAGGAACACATCACCAATATTATACAACTCATTAACTTCCTCATCAGTAACGCCATGATAAAACTTCATACCAGTCCAGAAAACCTTATCAGCCACTCCAAAACGATTAGCCACACTACGAAGATTAGTGTGAGCAGCCGGGTCCTCTGGATCACTATTAAATAATAGAATTAAATCCTTCATCTTATCTTTAATCAAACTAAAAGCCCTTAAGTTCTCAGCCAACATCTTACGACCCTGATTACGAGAATTAATGAAAGCTATCTTCTTATTAGTTAAGTCAGTCTTCTCGCCTTTACAATTAATACAGATATCACTCCACTTCCTTCTTAATTCAAACTTCTTCTTATCTGGGTGAGGGAAATAAATATTCTTATCGCTGCCTAATGGTATGTAATCAGTCTCTATTCCATACTGATCAGCCACTTGCTTCTGAGCAAAACGACTATAAGCCACAGGGAAATCAGCCTTCTTTAATACAGCCTCACAACCAGTAGGAAAAGGCACGCCATCACTAGGGAACCACATAACAAACTTAGCAGGAGACAAATCCATCCGAAGGATAGGGGGATTAAGCATGAATGTATCACAAGTAACAAAGAATATATCTGGCTTGTACTGATTAATATAAGGAACGATCTTATCAATACCGAACTGCATCTTACCGTGCGGCAGTATTGGAAACTTAAAATGATATTTATCAAACTTACTGTCATGTAATGGCTGGCCAAAATAATGCCAACTGAAATGGGTCAAGTCATATTCTTCTTTATCTTGCAATCGCTTAAAGATATTCTTCATCTGGTTGGCATAGCCAGTAACAGTGAAGAGAGAATCACTCATCCCAAGAACTTTGATTTTCATCCCAACCCCTCAAACCACTAGCCGCGATATACAGAGAACCAGCTCCATAAGCAATCCTCACAACAGTCCCTTTAGGAAAATACTGTTGGTAGATTGAAGGAATTGAAACGCAGGTATACTCTTTCCCACCATATTCTTTCTGATTAGAATAAACTTTTACTTTAGCATAACCCAAAGCCATCTTCATATTAATATTAAAGATAGGCTTATGTGGTATTTATTTCTTTCGGTGCTTCAAGTAATTCTCAATCATAGTTAATAAAGGAGCTAAAGCCAGATAACAAGGATTATTCCCATACAAACTTGCAAGACCAGCAAGAACTACATAAACCATTTGTATCAAACCTTTCTTCAAAGTTAATTTAAATTCATATTCTGGTTTCTTTTTTTTAGGCATAATTATCACCTCCAAAATTATTAATACTCTATATACTCTATTTTATAACCGAAATCAGCTGCACCAGCGTCATAATTAACTATCCAAATCTCAATACCCGAATCAAACCTGATTGGATTACTAACTATTTCACTAATCCCACCATTAGCCCAATTATAATGTGCAGCATCATCAGCTGTAGCTTTAATAGTTATACCATCAATCTTAATGCCCACTTCTTGCTCACGAGTACTAGATATTAAACCAACACTTAATAAGACACCATCCCCAGTATAACTTAATGGAACCCCACTAGTCCCAGCGGCCATAGCACCAACATTGAAGCCACTACCAAGCCATTTATACTTCTGAGAACCACCAACCTTAGCACCGAAGTCCATAATGTAATCTAGGCCACTAGCCCTAGCACCAGTATAATTAGTATTACTAGGCCAATTCTGTTGACCGCTAGGCATTAAAGGATCATCACCAGGATTACTAACCTTCAATAGAGCTAATCCACTCTGAGAGTGAATATTAGCGTCATCAGCTGCCGGGAAAGCCATCATATCAACAGCCATCTTATGTCACACTCCATAAACCACTTGTCACGAAATTATTAGTCCGATAAAGAGTTAATGTCCCGCTAGTATCCTCTCTAACGAATAATCCACTTTTCATAATATTATTAGCGTCGCGGTATAAGATAAAGTTTTCTACACTGCCAGTTGTGATATCATACCATGTTCCTGATATAGCAAAATTATTAGCGTTTCGGTGAAAGGTAATGCTTCCACTATTAATACTATCTATTCTCTGAAGTTCATCCTCTTCATAATCTTGAATATCATTCCAATTCTCATCAGTTAAGATGTCACTTCCCGCCAAAACTACTTTTTCTAATACCATATTTTACCTCAAATTGTATAAGTCCACTCCACAGTCATCGCAACAGCAGTTGTTTTAGTTTGAACCCCGAAGGTCTTCCTAGCATATAATATACCACTATCTGTAGTTGCTGAAGCAGTCTCTAATGTTGCCTCATCAATAGCGTAACCAGTACCAAACAAACCACACTCAGTTAACGGACCCAAACCACCACTATTATAAAAATGAGTTGTCCAAGTAATAGTGCTACCAGTCACTTCTCTAGCCACACTCCCAATCAAAGTCCTACCAACACTACCAGTCGGAGCCTCACTCTGCAAACCACTCATACCAGCAGTAGTAGCCCCACTGCCATAACCAACAGCACAATAACCAGCAGCCGTAGTTAAACCAATAACGTTAGTCCTAGCACGCCAATTATCAGCCAAATAATTACGACCAAGAGTAACCACTGTATTATGATCATCAACAATTAATTCATCATCCATCCAAACCCTAACTCTTCCAAAACCCATATTAATAACTCACACTCCAATCAACCGTTAAACTACTAGATGTATCCTTAGTTATCTGAGCAAAAGTAGCTTTACTGAACATTACTCCACTACCAGGATGAGAGCCAGCCTTAATTAAACTACCACCACTATCATAACCAGTCATGAATAAACCAGCCTCAGTTATTAAACCACTTCCCTCATCAGCACTATAAAAAGTACTAATCAATACATCTTGATTAGTCCTGGTAACGCTAGCAGCCTTCTTACGACCAGGATTACCAGCACCACTCACTTCGGTAGTTAATTCAACAGCCCATAAATCCTCAGCCTCACTACCAGTCCCCAACGCACACCAAGCACTACCAGTAGTTACCCCCCCAACATTAGCCCTATTATACAATCGATCTAATACATGGAAAACTCCTGGCTTGCTAACAAAATTATCATTAGTAACTATACGCTTAACCTCTCCAGTCTTAGCATCACGTAGTGTTAACTTAACTACTCCATTTACTCTTCCCTTTTCATTAAAGCTCATGATTCGTCACTTGTTGATATATAATTAGCAGCTTGCTTAAAAAAACCTTTCGGAAGATTGTCTTGAGCTGCAATCACTAATTTCTTATAATCCTCCATCCTTAATTTAATATATTCAGTCATAATTTACCTCCTTTACGTTAATGTTAAAGTTACTTTATCATCTCCTCCATAATAACTTAATCGACCATAATCAAGCCTTGAAGCCCATAAATCACTTGTTGTGTCCCCTAAGCGGAATAAGATTATTGGGCCAACTGCAGTCTCAGACAAGTCTTTGCCAAAATCAGTGCTTACTGTAGCAGAGACAGTGCCGGCCTCATCAAGAGTATTAATCACTTTAAAATTAAGAACTGTTGAGCCACTAACTTCTTCCCAGATTAATTCATAACGGTCAACGATATCGCCATAAAAAGTCCCCTCAAGATTCTCCATTCGCTGAGTCAAATTAAGCAATACATTCTGAACTTCAGTAGCCATTCATAACACCCCCACATTCTCCTTTAACGCTAAAGTAGTGAACCAACCACGATTAGTCCAATCATGACTCACTTCCTCAAGCCTTAATTCTTTACCATCATCCCATCCAAAACTAGGGACTTTAATAGTTACGTTAACATTACTACCAGCAGTGAACTCAGTATTCCCTTTAATAATCGCGTCTCCTTCCCAACGAGGCATTCCTTCTTCCAAAGCTAATTGTTTTGCCTTAACTGTTCCTTGACGTTTAGCCTCATCATAAATCTCGGCATTAGTCTTCAAACCACTCCATTGCTTGTAAATATTATCATAAATCTCAGTATGAGTGGCGTAACCCCACTTAAAACCATATTGATTTATTGCCGTACGATTACCACCAGCACAATAAATACCATCTCCAGTAACATCCTCTCCAGCCTTGACCATAAAAGCAGTATAACGATTAGCGATTGATTGTTCCATATTAATACTAATTATATTAACTCCTTCCTCTAATTCAGTACTACTAGAAACGCTTGTCTTACGCTCAAAATGAAGCTCTTTATCTCGATCAATATAGAAAACAAAATTACCAACCCCAGTGAAGTCACCAGTTCTTATCTCATTAATCACTTCATTAGCCCTTTTATTCATATAAGTAAGATTAAATTCACTACCAAGAGTATGATACCAACTCTGGGTTTCACTGCCAGGATCAACATAAGTAGAATAACCAATATCATCACCAATCGAGTCTCTAGCAACAAACTCTCTTACTATGTGTTTAACTACTTTACCAGACGTGATGTCACTATCATCGCCTTCACCCCAATTAATAGATGCCCCACTTCGATAACGAAACTGAACAAAATAATCCATTAATTTACGAGAATAATCCATCCCAACTAATTCAACAGTCCGACTATTAGAACTAAGCCTATATCTCGTTCCCTCAACAATACCAAACATTAAAACAGTCGGTGAATCACTACCATAACCAGCTTCTATCTTAACATTATCACCATAAACAAAACTACCAGCATTCTTACCAGCGGCATTATCAATAGTGAACCTGAACTTCCCAGACTTAGTGTTAACACCCTCATCTTCACCAAGCTTAGTAACGTCACTAATCAAATAACTGCCAGGATCACTCCTTGCAGGTGAAGGAAAATGATAAATATTAAAATAAGGATTGGCCATTACAACTTTGTCTCCACTAATTGAACTGAATAATCAATAACATTACCAACTTGATCTTCACTTTCAGCATAAGTGTTAGTTCTATTAGCAGTAATTGTTCTAACCCTAACCCAAGCACCACTACCAGTAGTGAAGCCTTCATCATAAAACCATATATCACTACCAGTCTTACCTAATTGTTCAAGCCCACTAAAGGTAATCGTATTGGTAGGAATATTATTCATATCTAGTCGACAATTAACAGTCCACATACGATTGTTAGTACCAAGGAAATCAGCTTCACTATTAGGCCGTGTATTAGCACTAGGAATCTGAAATAAACCAAGAGCAACATTATCAACATAAGTAACATTATTACCCAATAAATCAAGAATTGTATTATCACTTACACCACTTGACCTTATTGTTGTTGGACTACCTATCATATTTTTTAACTACCTCCTAAAGTTAAATTACCATAACTCTTCAATGCGTCAGGAGCCATCTGCCTATCAAGCTCTCCAAGTATATCGGCTAATATATCCCTAATATAAGCCTTAGAGCCCCCTTCACTGAAACCAGGTAATTGAACATTAAAATTGCCAATATTATTAACAACTCCACCACCGCCATAAGGAGCTTCCGCACCTAATCCACCACCAGCGCCTCCCGCACCAGCTCCAGCCCCAACTCCTTGGAATAACTCTGGCAAGAATCCAGCCCCCGCTCCAGCAGCTTCTTTAGCTGCCGTGGCCCAATCCATAATACCAGCAGTATAACCCTCCTGTCTGGCCGTAAAATCATCAAATATCTCAGTCAAATTCTTGGTTTCAGTAGCAAACTTAATTGCGTCAAGAGCCGCTTCCTCAGCACCTAATTTAAAACCATCAAAGAATAATCCAATTACCCCTCTAGCCCTCCCCATTCTCTCAGCCCATTCTTCTTCACCGAAAGCAGCAAATAATGTTTGTAAACCAAGCAGTATTGCATCAACAGCGGTCTTAACAATATTAACCATTGAATCCCAGATAAACGCGAAACCAACATAAGCTACTTTCCAGAACATGATGAAAGGCCTAATGACTTGATGATTAATGATATCCCAACCAAATTGGAAGGCATTAACTAAAGCCATGAAACCCATCCCTATAAGAGCCAAAACATCGATTGTTTTTCCTCGGATATCACCAAAATTAGTTATCCAAGCCACAGCTATTGCGGCGACAGCTAATACAAGAAGAGCTACGGGATTAGCTATAAACCATATAATTGATTCAGCTATTTTAGAGAGAGATAAAGCTACAACACTGACTAATGAGATCATTCCTGTTCCAATAAAACCAATTATTCCAGCAAAACCTCCGAAGACTATGATCCATGCCAATACTTCTTTAACGAATGGTACATCAAGGAATTTCTCAAAAGCAGGGATGACTTCAGTAGTTAAATAATTAATAAAATTGATTAAAGTGGGTGATAAAGCATCAAGAATAGTGAATTTCAATTCCTCCCAAGCAAGAGTGGCATCAATAATGGCATTAGATAAGTCAGTATCAACAACGCTAGCCATTCTAAGACTAATACCAATGAATTCTTGACCTTCTGTGAAGAAACCCCTTAATGACTTGCTAAGAGTCATGAAAAGGAAGCCAACTCCAAGTAATTGAAATTGAATCCTTCTAAAAAAAGATCCAACAGCACTTAATCCTTTTTTAAGACGATCAAGCCAACTACTTGAGTCCTTAACTCCTTGAGTTAATTGCTTGCCGTCCCAAATGACTTGCAATACTATCCGCTTAACGTTTTCTGCCATAAATTTATCTTCTCTTATTTATCTCCTTATTCTCTTTAACGATCTCCTTTAATAATAATTCATAAGTGGTTAAAGGCAAGTCCATCACTTCTTCAAGCGTCCATCCGAACTTACACATTATCACATACAAATTATGTATTATTACTTTTTCAGGGTCCCGTCTTATCTTAGGGATGAATGGAATAACCATATCACTTCAACTTGTTTACTTCCTCCATGTGCTTACCATATTCTTTGAGGAATCCAACATCAAGTTTCTCGATATCTTCTTCACTAGCCTCCGGGAATGATTTCTTTAATGAAGACATCATTAAATCATACATCGCTTTAGCCTTCACTTCCTCATTCTTACTATCTAACTTAACGGCTAAAGGTAATTCCTTAACAGTTAATGGGTATATCATTATCTTCCCACCGTTAATCATTACTTCCTTGGGCTTATTCATAAACTTCTCTATATTACTCACAATTTTCCACCTCCAAAAGTTTTAACCATTTCAACAGACTCTTCTACTTCAGCCTGCTCTAATGACGCAAGACGCTTCTCTAACTCATCCAAGCGCTTGACCAATGAATTAAACAATTCATTATTCTCAGCGATATCCAATAATAGAGTGAGGGCAATACTCATCCTGTTACCAGCACGATCCCTAGTCCACTCCCTGAAACGCTTACCTAAATCTGGGGAGACGTCGACTATATGAATATAGCCATGTTCATTCTCTGTTAACCCTTTAATTCCCTTCAACTTTGATTCACCTAAGGTAATGGATTTGTCACTCTATCGGATGTGTATTCTGATTTAAACTTTGCTGGAACACACTTGAAACTTATAGTTTCTTCAATATGAGCATCAACGCCTTGACTTATTTCATGAGCTGTGCTATCAGCATCTTGTAATGTGATTCTTATATGAGCACCACTAACATCAAGTCTGTCAACCCATTCGTAGACAGTGTCAACAGGGTTCCTTAATTGATCGCCTATAAAGGCAAAAGGCTCTGCTGAATAACTTCCGCCGCCAATTAATTGATCCATTGCTGCATCCTTCTTGACCATCGTGACACTGATCTCATACATTTCTTGTCCTTTACGATATTTATAGAAGTTAGCTCCGCTACCGAAAGCCCTTACTCCATCAACGTCCCTGCCGCCACCAGTTAACCTAATATCAGTTACTTGGGCAGTGAAACCGCTACCATGCATCCCAGTAAAGTTATAATCCTCTGTATCCGCTCCACTAATCCATATTGTCCCTTCATCAGCTGACCATATATTCTTTACCATTCATTATCCTCCTTACACTTTTTATCTAATCTTAACATAACCAAATCACATATTATCTCCAATCTTCATTAATGACTACTTCTACTTCCTGATCAAATCTTTTTCCTGCTTCGTCTGCTAACCATTCCACCATCTCGTTAAAGAATCCTCCTCTTCCTCCATGTCTTTCTGTGTGGATTCTATAACCAGCGATTCCTCCAGGTGGTAATTCATTAATGAAAACATTATAAGCAAAACCTCTTGGCGCGTCACTTATCACTTCGCCATGTCCTCTACTAACTCTTTTGCTTTTTATTTTACGGAATAATCTTCCTGTAGCGTACGGAGCCAAACTCCTGACTTTAAGGAAGCCAAGCACTGTTAAATTATCCACGGTTATATCAGCTACTTTAAATAAGTCATCACTTATTTTACCCATTGCTTGTTTAGCCTCTACTAATCCGTGCGCGATGATGTCAGGCATATCGATAATCAAACCTCACTCTAAAGTTTTTTGTATGAATCTTGTCCTTACCAATCACTGACGTGACAGTTGGTGAAGACACTAATCTACGATTCATTAATCCAAGAGCATCTGTGCCACTCTTTAATTCATAAGCATTCATTGTTTGATAAAGGTGATTGCTTACGCTTCCAATGTCTGCCATTTTTTTAGCGTAGGCGGTGATGATGTACTCTACAGTACCATCTTTTAATCCATTGCCGAAAGTAATGTTTGATTCTGACAGGTCAGGTAGTGAAATAGTCATTAGTGGGAAGCCAGCAAAACCTCTGCGCCCTACATCAGGAAAGGTTGAGTATACTCCGTTAACTGTTGTTCCACTCATAGCAGTATTTATTTCATTTCTCAATCTAAGAAATCCATCTGTAAATACGCTTCCACTATTTAGATAACCTGTTGCCATGCAACTATTTTACTCCCTTAAGCCATGCTTAACATAATATGAGGGTGGCAGTGATGCCTACTCCTCAAGTAATATAATGGTATCCTAGGATTATTAAGGTTTATGTTTCAGTAAGCTTGTTTAATATTAATCGGGTGTATATTTCTTCTCCCTCAACCCTGAAGCGATCAATAGTCACGATCTCATAATTCTCATAAGCAGTCTCCACTTTCCAGCCTGTACCAAGATCAACACTATTAATTGTTAAACCACTCTTAATATAACCCTTCATTGTTCCCCCAACTCGCTCTCCCATCTCTTCCTTCAATAAATCCTCTTCAGTGATTGGTTGAACAAAAACTAAGCCACTAGTCCCACTAACATAAGGATTAGCTGCTAAATCACCATATTCATTAGCTGCACTATTTTGAGGTAACATGAAGAAAACTCCACTTTCACCATAGCTATTAATTACCTCATTATAACTATCCCTTAATTCAGTTGCGAAACTCATCTATTAATTCACTCCGTTTGGTAAAAAGGAGCGCTGCGGCCAAGAGTATTAAGATTCAATTTAATATTCTGGTTTATAAAATCCATACGCTGGACGTTAGCACTACTCTTCTGACCTTTATTTATCTTGAAGTCACCAAGGCTTGTGCTAAAATCAACTCCTACTCCTTCCATTGCTCCTAATGTGTAAAATTTACCAAGCTCCCAGAGGATTAACTGATATTGTTGCGCAACATCATCGTTGTTTATTGTATCGCTAGTCCAGTTCTGAACAAGTATTTTACCAGTCTCAATGTATTGCTGAATACTCCCAGTAGAGATGCTACTAGGGATATCCAGTATTGCTTGCTCAACCCATGTGGCTATGCTCCCAACTGAGATTGCAATAAATCTTCACCTCTTCTTTGTTCATAATGTAATCTAGCGTGTAATCTTCTTCCCATTACTACTAAATTAATATCTTCGTTGTTTTTAATGTTTCCATCTATATGATGTATCACAAAATCTGGAGTTAAAATAACTTTCCATTTATTTTTAACAATTTTTCTCGCAATTTTTCCATATTTAATTCTTTCATTCCTTGTCCATTTATTATTTCCTTTCTTAAAACTTCCACTATTTGGCTTCATAATTCCTTTAATCCCTTTATTCCATGGTGCAATCCCTTTCTGAGAATTACTCATTTTTCTCAATGTTTCTTCAGAATAAATCCCTTTTTCCCCTTTATTCCAAGGATTCCTTCCAAATTTCTTTTTTCTCATTAATTCTATCCATTCCTCTGGAACTTTATGTCCTTTCACAAATTTGCCTTTTTCATCTCTCATTTTATTTTTCGTCCTTCGGTAAGGTATTTAATTTATCTTCCAAAAACTTCAAGACTCCTTCAGTCCTGATGATATTGGTGTTAACTTGACTCATTTCTGTTTGTAATTGATTAGCTCGCTGTATCTGTAATTTTCTAGCTTCCTTCAAGCTTTGTATTTCATTCAAGATTTCATCTTTATCCATATAATATTATTGTCCTCCTCTCTTTAAATTATTTCTTATTCGCCTTCAAATACTACTTCTTCAACACTTAAGATCCTTTTATCCTTCCCTTCTGGCGGATCCCCTGGTGTTTCACTAAAATCATAATCAATTACTTTATTCTCCGCATCAGTTTCATTCTCAGCATCTACTTCTATATGAATGTAGGCATCATAACCAACTTCTATCTTAAAAAGCGTCATTTTGGGGTTATCTCCTCTATTGTTAATTCTTTACCCATTGGTCTTGAAGCAGGCGTCTGAGAGTAATCATATTCGTATTTAGCTATCACCATTGCTAATCCTTTATTAGCTGCTTGTACTTTAATCTTAACTGTTCCTTCGTATTTTATTTTAACGTCATATAATGTCATGGTAATTCTCCTTTTTTTGTGTCAGCAAATTCCATATCCCTCCAAGCTATCCTATCAGGTTCGGGATTAGCATTAATGTAATCTCTATTTCTTATTTGGAATTTATTCTGAGTCATTGGGATTCTTCTTACATCCCTACGATAATGATAAATATCAACATGAGAGCCAGTGAAAGTAACGTTATTATATGCCCAGATATCCATACTACCAACAGAAGCATCAACTAAATTCCATCGACAATTCTGAACGTCTTCGTATTCATTAACTGCTAAACCAAAATTAAATGGATTAAGACTTAATTGATAACGAAGCAGTGGATTATTTGCTCCACTACCACCAATAACTCTAAACCAATCATTCTCATAAAGCATTTGTGGATTAAGATTCATTTTCCTAAAACTCCAAGTGGACTTAAAGTCTCCTTCAACAATTAATTCTTTAGCCCTAAAACCCTCAATAAACTTTGCTGAAGCTGCTGCATCAGTAAATAATATTACTTGATTGAAAACTCCTTGATCAAAGCTTCCCCCACTATAGGGACGGCTTAGTCTATACTGTGTTTGTAGAATAGGAACAAATCCCATACTATCTAATCATCTCCTTCAACTTCTTAAATTCTTCTGCGTTCTCGCATGAATCACAGAAGAATCTTTTACAAAAATCAGGTTTAGTGTTATGAATTGTACACTTATTATCTTTTAAGTAAATACAAGTTGATGGAATAAACATACAATTATTTATTACCTTGACTCCTCTCATCTCAAGCATCCTTATTGTTTCATCGTCTAATCCTTTTTCTTTACTTAACATAATCCATTTACAACACTCTCCACAAATATTACAAGTCATATTACCCAAACGCTCTCCTTAATGATTGTGGCCATAAAATCAAAGTTCCCCCAGCAGGTTCAACTGATAGCTTAGCTCCACTCCCTGAATTATAACTAAAGAATAATTCAAGTGAATGCTTAAATGTTTGAATTCCATCACCAAGCATGAAATGAAATGTGCCACTTGGGAAGGCATCATTCACGACTCTAAATCTTTTCTTGCAAAGTATTTCTGCTGTGTTAGTCTCTAAATCAAAATAAGCATCATTAATAGTAGTATAATCACCTTCAACATTAATTGGGCCATTAAAGTAATGCCTTGAACCAGCACCGAAAAGAAATCGTTGATTATCATTCTTATATTTAAATTCAATGGTGGGGAAAGTATGCCAATTAGCTGGAGTAATCAAAAAAGAACCATTAATACTGGGCATATAAAATTGGAAATACTTATTCTGGAATCCTGTCATATCATAAGGATAAATACAAGCTTCATAAGCAACCCATCGACCACTACCAACTACAGCTCCATTAACAGAAACTACTTCTCCATCATTATGCATCATTTGATTACCAGTCTTAATATCCATATAACCATCACATTCAAATTCTCTAGCAATACCTGCTACCGTAAGAAGATTACCACTCATTGTGTAAGCCCCATCCATTCTAAAATGCTGAAAATTAGCAGTTGATGAACCATCGGCTTTCATGAAAGCAGGAGAACCAGTAAAATTACACCGGCTAGCGTTACCTGTACCAGCCACCCCAGCAGCAAAAGTACCGCCAGAATACCACCAATTACCCTTAAATTCAAGAACAGAACCTAAAGGGGCGCAATAACCAGCTTGCTCCCAGAAATCTCCATAGATAATGCCACCATCATTAATTAATAACATTTCAGTCATCCCACCACTCAAATTCATATTACGACATTCAATAGGGGTCATCGGCCAACATAAGACATAACCATTACCATCAAACCAGACATCATCACCACTAGTCGGCACGCCAATCCCACCAGGACCGCCACTAGTAGCAGCCCAATTACTACCATTATGCCAGTCCATATCCCCTCCAACCCAATATCGCAAAGCCAATTAAATCACCTATTGTTTCTTAACCATTAAATCCATCTTAAGACTTAACGTTACTCCTGAACCAAAAATAACCCTGGTATAAGCATTATTTCCAGCTTCATTATTAAATAAAGCGAAGCCATTAAATTCAGACACCCTAGCAACTCCCGTCCCGATAGGATAGACTCCGCTAATATTATCCTCCATCGTTGTGGTTGGTGAGCCAGCAACACTTATTCTGCCAAATTCATTAGGATCAGGGCTACCAAGAACAACAATTAAATCATTAGGGCTTAATTCATTAGGGTTATTAGTAACTAGATTAGTATCACTTCCTGTGGTACCTGAAGCAAGTTCTGTGTAAGTAAGTAATCCGTCTGTTCTGATGAAAGCATCTTCTCCAAACATTCTATTACGACTATAGAAAGAATAAGTGGCCCACATATCAAAAGAACCTGTGCCAGGATCCTCATCAATATATAATCTGCCTCTAACCAACTCACGGAACTCTCGTTCCATGGTTATTGTAACATCTTCACCACTACTTGCTGCAAAGTCAAAATCATAATTTAATTCTTCAACCGTATCATAAGGTTTACGATTGTAACTAATACCAGCCATTACCTACCTCCCCAGATCCAAATACTGCCAACAGAATCAATATATAATGTGTTAACACTACCAACCTTAAAGTCAGCGCTTAAAGTATCTCCTGCTGAAACTATGAATGAATCACTATCAGCTGTAGAGTCAAAGGCTACATAACAACTAACTTGTGGCTTGATGATTAATGTTTTAACAACGCTTGAGAATACATGATCTGTCGCTGTTGGACTCCCGATAATATCAGTAATTTGTTCATTAGCATCATAGAAAGCTCTCTCGCCACTAACTGGTAAAGGATTAGTGGTAACTGCCATAGAACCAAGGACTATCCAAGGGTCAGTGGCTTGAAAAACACTTCCAGGATAATGGGTAGGGAAGTTAGTTACTTGTTGGCTTCCAAGCACTATCCAAGGATCTGTCCCCTGCCACACCTCGCTACCAGCATAAAGATTAGTCTCGACCTCAAAGACCCCAGAAGGAGTAACACTTAAAGTATCTGTAGGATCAAAAATTACTCCAAGGTTTCCACTAACTGGTACAGGATCATTAGTGATTACTACGCTACCAGGGTAAGCTGTAGGAAAATTAGTAACCCTTTGGCTTCCTAATACAATCCAGGGATCAGTTCCTTGCCATACTTCACTACCTGCATACAAGTTTGTCTCTACTTCAAAAACTCCTGAAGGGGTAACTGATAAAGTATCTGTTGGGTCAAAAATGACTCCTAAATTACCACTAACTGGCAATGCAGCTCCACTAGCGGTTACAGTAGTGTAAAAAATACCGCTAGGTGTCACGCTAATGTAATCAGCAACCGTTACTTCAACTGCTATTGAGCCAGTCACTAATGCTTCTCCGCTGGGGGTAATCTTCAATAAATGCTGTTCAGCACCCATTATCTGCTCTGCTATGTTAAATCACCTCTAGTGTCTTCTTGGCCATCATATCTTACTAAAAAAATTATTTCGCTATTAGGGCTTCCACTCACTTCGAAAACAATATTATCATATAATGGGAATCTGGCTGCGTCTATTAATGCTGTTCCTCGTCCATCACACGTTTGTACTCTAGGGAAGTATATTTCACTAACCATCTGTTGAGTTCGTTCAAGTAACGTTAATGATGGTTCTTGAGTTGTTACTCTAAAATCTACTGAAACGTTTTCAGGAACGTCAATATAGATTGATTCAAGATAACCAATGATTTCCTCTTCCACTTCAGTTCCTATTCCTTTATCGTCGAGTATTATATTAATTTCTTTTTCTTTAAGAACCATTTAAGTCACCACAGCACTATTATCTATCTTTTCCAACGAACCATCCATTTGCTTAACTGTTTTCTTAATAATCTCACAAGGCTTAATAACTTCATCATCATGATAACATTTAATATATTCAAAACTACTTCGCTCAGGACCACGCCCTACAGTGTCATCATTTATATTTACTGTTTTAGCTTCTAATTCAGTTATTGCATCAAAAACTGCAGAAGCATCTGATTTATTATCAAAAAACAGATTAACTTTAACTTGATATTTCATTAAACTTCACCTCCATATGATATCAAACTGCCTGCAGCAGCATTAAAACTAGCTTTAATCCAAGCATTAGAACGATAAACTTTACTAATTCTTATCTCATCAAGTGTTCCACTTATAGGTCTATCAAGCTCTCCTCTAACATTTCCTATCCTAAAATCATTATCAGAGAATGGCATTGCTTTACTAGGGGTATGAGTGTCTTTTTCAATACCATCAATAAATAAGTAATCAGTAGTACGATTAGTTCTTAAAACTGTATGATACCATTGATTTAGATTAATCGCTTCATCATAATCATTATCGCCACCAATCACCCAACGTCTAGTATCAGAATCCCTAAGACCAACACCAATGATACCAAAACCAGTGGTTTCTCCCCAACCAAAAGATTTGTAATCCCAACCATCATACTTTCTTGCATACCACCAGCCCTCAATCGTTAAACCACTATAATCATCAGGGTCTATTGTATTAGTTAATTCTCCATAATCATTAACTCCATCAAAATTATAAGCGCTTCCTATCTTACCTCCTTGAATGGCTGTAGCGCCCTGATTTGCTCCACTATAATTATTATTTGTGCTATCATTATAATTTCCCTCAAGATGCCATACTAACAAATAATCAGCATCCCATACGCTCCCTGCAAAATCACTGCCCGCGGGATTATCAGTATTATTATATAACATATCAAACGTTGTATCTTCACTACTTGAAATACTAGGTATTTTAACCCATATCTCAGCATTATTCCCTGCAACATCCCATGAAACTATCTCATACTGATAAAATGTACTCTCATCAGTTGAATAAAATCTTATATCACTACCATTAGCGTCAACTTTATTCCAAGAGATATTTGTACTATCTAATTTAACCAATACCGGGAAATCAGTTAATGTATCATCTATTAATGAACTATCAATCGTTAATTCTCTTTTATTTTTCCAATAACCATCAAGATACCCTGCAGAAGATACTATTCCTCCACCCCCAATCACTGGCTCACCAAAATTATTCTCACTAATATAAAATCTTCTTGCCCGCTGCGTGTTCTCTTCACTCATTTAGCCCTCACCAATTTAGTACCACAATTAGGGCATACTTTTCCAAGACAGCGACCACTCTTAGCCGCTTCATAACTACAGTCAAGACACTTGCATTTAGTTGCTTTAGCTGTCCCTATCCATCCGCTTCCCCTACCTGTCATAATTAATTATTACTCCATCCATTCTACACTAATATTAACACTTGCATCCTTATTAGTATTGTTATCAACGAATACTTCTAGTTGCGCGCCGCTAGTCCATGTGTTTGGCTCATCACAGATGAAATTGTGACTACTATTGGCCTTAGTCCATATTCCACTAGCAATAAAAATCTCTGCTAGTGCAGTACCGCTAAGACTAACGTGTACGAAGTCATCATCATCAAGCCCACCATAGACAGTCACTCCTTTAAGCCATCTAGTTCCATCACTAATCATTGTGCCACTAAAATTAGTTGCTGCAGCTATCCCACTACTATCAATATGAATTCCTTCATACTTAGTAGAGGTTACTTCAGGATAACTCTTAGTAGCTATGTAATTGCCTGACTGAGTGACGCTAACATAATCAGCTACCGTCACGTCAACATCAATACTGGCGTTAGTAATGTGCATACTACCAGCTCCGACTTGTGTTGTTTTAAAAACACTGCCGTTAGTAGCGACGTTGTTAACTATCTCTGTTAATCTTCCCATTCCGTTTTATCACCTCTCAGCATATCTTCTTTTGCCTCCGTAGTTAGAGGTATTTTTTAAATAAAAAAATAAAATAATAAATGTTTTAATTTAAACCCTTTAGCCCATCGCGTTCCAAGTAAAATTCTGACTAGCACTAGTTGTCTCAACATAAAAGCTTCCTGTACCAACGCTGCCTAATGGAACAACCATTGCTTCATTAGTTTCAGCACTCGTTGCAGTAACAATCGGCGTACCATCAAAAGCTGTTGGGAATACATACCAGACACTACTGCCTGCTCCTGTAGCCCCACTTCCAGCAATCATTTGTTTACCCCACTCAGTTGTTGGACTACCAACACCAATCACGTTTATACCTTTTAATCCGTCTTTCATGTTAGTTTGCCTCGCTTAAGTGGTTGTTATCTTACAAGTAGCGTTAGCTCTTAATTGTCTTACTTTTATTCTTTGAGTGGCTGTTGAGCCAGTCATGTCCCCTGTAGTGTCATCGAAGTTACTAACCGTTAGTGGTCTCTTTTCAACAATCATGAACGAATGATTCCTGTCAATTATGTAAGCATATTTTGTGTTCATAATATTAGCGCTTACGACATGAACGTCCATGTTGAAGATTCTTCCAATAAGACTCTTGCTAGGATCACTGATCCCTGCCTTGTCTGCTTCAACGAATGTGTCAATATTTCTTAAATCATTAGCTACTTCTGGTCCAATGTACATATCAGTTGCCTCATAGTCATTGTCCTCTAAGTATTGTATTCCCCTTGTGATGTTAGCAATTAATATTGCTGCACCGCCAGTAACAGTATTACCAGCGTTATCCCAAGCGTCACTAATGATTAAGCTATCTTCATTCTCAGCAAGTCTCTTGGCTGCCGTTCTAACGTTTCGTGGAAGTAAATCAAACTTACCGTCTTCTTGCATTTCATTAGTTATTTTAAGTGAAACGCCGTACTTTGTCGGTTTCATGTTGAAAGTTTCATAACTTTCCTCATCAAGTGTTATTTTACTTCCTTCAGCAATCTGATAGACATCCATACTGTTAGGAGTCATTAAGTCAACGTCGTAACTTGCGCCTTTGATACCATTGGGTCCTACAACTATTGCGGCTGCACTTCTGCCTATTCTTTTCTTTTCTGCTTCCTCAATTAATTGGGCGTGAATAGTTCTAGGGATTAATAATTGTCCTTCTATTCCGTCACCGGTTTTTAATAGTTCTTGTACTTTTTTCATAATTCAATCCTCTCCTAAACGTCAAGCCTTACTACAACGCTTGCAGCTAACTCGCTTGCAGCGCTTAAGGCCCTCCCAATTATTGTATGACCACTGCCAACAGGTGCGTCAATGACGCCTGCTCCAGCGATATCTGTGCTAACTTTGTAGCCCATCGTTACTCCATTACTTACTTCATCACTTCCAGCTGGTAAGACCATAACGCCTTTAGTAACTACTGCGACAGCACCGCTAGCCGCGGTATTCTGTAGAGCAATTCCTGCAACGTTGGCTTTGTCCGCCATTGTTGCTGCTGTGACGACTCTTAAGTCGCCCCAAGCCATTACTCCAGAAGTTACTAAGTCATCTGCTCCTGTAGCTGATAGTAATTGTCCTCCGCTGACAGCTTCGTCAGCGATTGCTGTGTAACTATCGAAGTCAGGTTCTTTTAATAAAAGTTTATCTTGTGTGTAACTCATCTAAATCACTTCTTCCAGAGATTAGCACCATATCTTGATTTCTCTAAGACATATTCATCCTTCTTCCCAGTACTTATTTTTTCCTGGGGAGCTTCGGATTTCTTTTCAGGTGCTTCCTCTCCATCCTCCTTATCTTTTTCAGGTTCTCCTTCCTCTCCATCTTCATCTGCATCGTCACCATCTTCATCTTCTTCTTTGACGCGAGTAAGGCTTTCTTTAATAGCTATTAAGGCTTCTTCAGACAATTCACCAACTTTTGCTTCCTTGTCCAATTCCTTTATTTCACTGATTAATTTCTGCCTTTTCTCTTCTTCGATTTTATTAAGAGATTCTTGAGCTTTCTTAAGAGCTTCATCTTTTGCTTTTAATTCTTCTTTTACTTTTTCCATTTTCTCTTCGAGCTTCTTCATTTTTTCTTCCATCCTTATATCCTCCATTATTTTTTCTACAATAATGTTATTTTCCTTACCACCTCCATCGAATGCTTCAGTAATGGCTTGCATTATTGTCGCATTAGGGTCTCCTGGAACAGCCACTAGGCTTAGTTCTAGGAATTCCATTCCTTTAGCAATGAAGTGTGTTTCAGCTTCTCCTTCTCCTTCTACTTTGATTAGGTCCTTGACTTTAGCTCCAACACTAACGTTAGTTATCCTACCGTCTTGGATCATTTCCTTCGATTTAGAGTCCTTTATTATTCCTCCGAATTGAATTCCTTTATTTTGATAGATTGATTCACTGACTCTCCCAATGATGCTATCAACTTCGTGTTTATGATCCTTTAGTATTGGCTTACCGACTAGAGATGGTGCTGCTTTCTCAAGCTCTTCACCAATGTACTTGATATTGTTCCTAGTTATTGTTTCATTGATTGCTGTGCCTCTGATAACGAAGTCTTTTCGCCTTAAGTTGGCTATTCCTTCTGCTATTATTGGCACTGAATAATTAAGTACAACATCTTTCAATGATTCTCTTCCGGGTGCTTTGCCTCCATGCGTTTTCTTCCATGCCGCTACTGCGATAGCGTATATTTCACTATCAGTATATGGCTTTTTAGTTCTAGGATTTTTTTTTCCCTTTAGACTCTTCGCAATTTTTTGTCTGAGTCTGTCAAATTCAGGTGGCATTAGTTATTAATAGCACATTATAGCTTTAAATATTTAATCACCGAACAGTAGTAATAATAGCATAATTTATTAATATTATTTAAGTTTGATATATTGGTAATGTTGGCGGCTTTTGTATAGGGCTTTTGGCTTTCCACGTTCATCTCGCTGTACTCCTTTGGCCCCATCAATGGCTGCGTCAGTACCCCATTGAGTATTAGCTAATCCTTTAAGCATCATTGGGGGTTCATCTATTCTAATGCGGCTTTCTTCATCTAATGCTTTCTTTCCGCTATTACATTCATGGATGACGTCGTCACTAAGGTTATCGTAATATACTGGTTCCCTGCAATGTGGACACTTCTTCCATCCCATAATTATTTTTTCTCCTTGTAATTCTTTAATCGTTGTTCTCGTTCATATATTTCTGCTTTCTTCTCTTCTTCAATCGCTTCTGCCAGGCACTCACCACAAACAAATGTTTTCTCCCCATTAAGTATTGCTCTGATAAGAACCGGTCTCTCTTTACAAACTGGGCATAATGGTAATGGCCCTTCAGCGTTTATAACCGTGACAATAATTATCCACCCTCTTGTTTTTCAATTAATTTTTCCCAATTATTCATTATATTATGAAATCGCTCCATGAATTCTTTCTGCTTCTCTGGAGTTGGTTGTTCTGGCTCCTCTTCTCCTGGTTTCGCCTGAGGAGGAAGAATTTCTACATCTACAGCTTCAATACCCAATAAATTGAGCATTCGCTGTTCAATGGCTAATTTAGCGCCAGGAGATAGAGGAGTTTTAATTAAATCCATTAGCATTCCTATTTCTCCTTCTGTCTCGCTTTCCATTCCCCATTCAAATTCAATTTCTTCGTCTTCGCCGAATCCATGCAGGGTCAGTAATCGTTTGAATATTAGTGATTCTATCATGTGTTCTACGTTCTCTTGGATTGATTTAATTCTTAGTTGGAATGCTTCCATTTGGGTTCTGGCCAGTCCTTCTGGAATATTTCCTTCACCCATTAGTACTAGTGGCACTTCTAATCCGAACAGCATTTGTTGTGTGTAATGTTTGGCGTAAGGAGCAAGGTTTAATAGTTTGCCTTCAAAGCCAACAACGTTAATATCAGTGACGTGATTAGTAACCCATTCTGTTCTGGCAGTAATATTCTGTAAGTTATTTCCAAAATCTTCTATGTCGCTTGGTTTGGCTGGGTATTCATCACTTCCGATTTTGATATGGACTGGTGAATTAGACTTTCTATCTAATAGTATTGCTGCATTACTCTGCATGTTTAGCAAGTTCTCTGTTATTTTGTAGATGCTGTGGATTATGCTATAACCGTATGGTGAGTCACCAACCAAGTTAAATGGGAAGTGAGCCACCTCTTCTTTAGTGAAAGAGTTATTTATTGATTTTGGAACCGCTAAAGCGTATTGAGTGTAATGCTCTACATTCCCTTTCTCATCTCGTTTGATGAACATGTGCTCTGGATTCAAGACTACTAATTCACTAATATCACTTTTATCAGCTACTATCTCAATAAATGAGTTACCATAAACAAGCATGTCCCTCACAACACTCCTCAGTAATAAATCAAAATTTGTTTTCTTCATGAAATCAGTTATTATCTTCTTAACTGGTTCTTTAGCAGTTTTAACATGGAATCCTGGTCCGACAGTCATGTCAACAGTTTTATTGATTGCTCCAGCAATCATTGACACTTTAGAATAAATCTGTCGGTAAAGCATGAAATTAAAGGGGTGTTCTTCGCCAATATTTTCAGGCCATTTCTCTTCCTTCTTAAGAGCTGTTGATTTGCGCGCTTCCTCAGTAATAAAGTTAGCATTAAACACTTCTGTGCTGGGGACGAAGACTAACCCTGTACTCTCCTTGAGTGACTTGCTTGATTTTGTTGAAGGCATGATGATGAAATTAATTTACGTTAATTATATAATAGTTAGTTCTAGGTTTATAAAATTACCGAAGGTTGAATCCTGCCACATTCCAGCTGATTGAACCTCCACCAACCTTTAATCCCCAACAAGAAAGTGCTAAAGCAATCACTAAATCATCATGATAACCGCTTGGTGCTGAGAATTTAATATTACCGAATTGGGAGTGAGTGTAAGTAAAACTAAATAATTCTCCTAATAAATCCTCGTGCTTCGGCAGTTTGATTTTCTCTTGCTCTATCAGTATTGATAAGTTATTAATCAAGTCTTTCTTTGATTTATTTGTGAACCTAAAGCCTCTTACTAATAATTCTCCATCGCGTAAGTCATCATAGATTGGGTCCCCAAGGCCTGTAGAATCTATTATTATCAAAGCATTATGGAATTTCTTGGCCACAGTCACTATTCTAGCTTTCTGTAATGTCCAGTCAATAATATTGAATTTATCAACGTAGACTATTTTCCGATCATCAATATCACAAACCACTAGGGCAGTGAAGTCTTCATACCTAGCGAGATCAACCCCTAATACGTATCGATGGCCTGACTCAGGCTCCTTCCTTAATATACCTGGGCAAACACACTCCCTGATATTACGGAAGACGCTTCCAGCATCCTCAATGAACTCAGCAAGGACCTCCTGCCTGAATACTCGATCAGGTAATGAAGCCTTCATCTCCTTAAAATCCTCTTCACTTAAATAAGGATTTAATTGAGATGAGAACTGCCAACTCTCGAAATCCTTATCCTCCTTATCCTGGCCTCTCTTCCAAGCTTCATAAAACCAATTATAACCCTTCGGTGTAGATATAAAGACTCCTCGACCACTCTTATCCCATAAAGCAGGACGCAGTGCTTCCTCCCAAGCCTCTCGCTTAATCATAGCGCACTCATCCATTATAACCCAATCTAATCCTTCTCCACGCAATAAGTCTGGGTTATCAGCTGACTTAAACCAGATTTCTGATCCATTAATTAATTGAATGTATCGCTCGCTCTTACTCACTCGACTGATTAATTGCTTAGGTAAGAATTTACGGATCATTCGCCAGAAGATCATTGTCTGACCAAAAACAGGAGCCACTATCCAACCAACACACTTACTCTTCAACGTCGCCAAGCGAATAGCCTCGTTAGCAGCGGCCATAGTCTTACCGAAACGACGACCACAAGCTAGTACTCTGAAACGAGCGTTGCTATTATGGAAAGCTTGTTGTGCTGGGTGAGGCTTATAAGGAATAGTTATTTTCATCCATCATCATCTCAAGCCCTTCTAATAAATTAACCTTTGGGTAATAACCAAGATACCGCTGAGCCTTCTTAATATCAAGACAAGAATTCTTCACGTCACCATCCCAAGGCTTACAATTAATTATTTTTGATTTTGACTTAGTTAAACGCTTTATCATCTTAGCTAAGTGATTAATAGTGGTGACTACTCCAGTACCAATATTATAAGTTCCTTCAACCTCATCATTCATCGCTAACAAATTAGCCGTTACTACATCACTGACGTGAATGAAATCCCTAACCTGACCCCCATCACCATTAACTAATAAATCCATACCTTTCAAGGCTCGGCGTAAAAAAATAGGGATTACTCCTCCACCCTCCAAACCATAAACGTTAGCATACCTTAATGAGACGCTGCTGAAAGGAAAACCAAACCGATCAACCAAGCAGAGATAATCCTCAACAGTATACTTAGTCATCGCGTAAGGACTAGTTAACTTAATATCACCCTCATTAAGTAATCCAGGCTTATCCTCCAACATAGCACAAGAGGAAGAAAAGATGAAACGCTTAACCCCATACTCAAGACACTGATTAATCAACTTAATACTACCACCAACGTTAACCCTAAAATAAGAGAGTGAACCATCAAAACTATCAAGCACAGAAGTTAAAGCCGCAAGATGAAAGACAACTTCATAATCATCATTGAAAGCCCTATTAAGCAACCGAGAGCTCATAATAGTGCCCTCATAGAATTTAACTCCCTCAACCTCCGGGTCATGAATATCAATAACGCTAACACTATGACCTTCCTTTACTAAAGCTTTAACTAACGCTTTACCAATCATGCCAGCACCACCAGTAACCAAAACATTCATTGGCAATCCTCTTCCATCAACTCCATAGCCAACTGCTTCAACCGCTCTGCTATATCCTCCAACTCAACATACACATCCTTAATCACCGATGGATAAGAACCCTCACTCATCTCAAATACCTCTTCTTCAAACCAGACGCTAACTCACAACAATTAATAACCTTCTTAACACGGGAATGCTGATCAGCCGCCTGAACCAAAGGCTCCATCAACCCAATCAATTCATCCCTCATACACTTATACTCAGCATTAGTTAATACCTTCTCGTCCTTAGCAGTATTCAAATCATAATAATCACTAACCAAATTAAACAATCGCTTCTTATCCTTCTTAGGCAAATCAAGATACTCAACCCTAGATAAGTCAGGAGACAAGTCCTGAAGGTACTTACAAGGAGGGCAATAAGTATTCTTATAATTATTCTTAACTTCGACCTCACAATGAGGACATAACCAAATCATTCGCTTCCAAAAACCCTTCTTAATCCACATAACCACAACCCTCAATAATCAAACTTAACTCACGATTATAAAAAACATAAAAACCCAAAGGACAAGGATACTCCTTATAACTTAACTGCTTAATCTTCCACAACTCCTGAAAAGTAAAACCATGACCTAACAATACCTTCTCAAGCAATTCACTCTCAGCATTCAACTCATTAACACTCATATACACTCAACCCCAGTACCAAGCACAATATGACAAGGAGAACCATTCCACACATAATCATAAGCCACCACATTACCCAACTCAGTACTAATCAAAAACTTAGTAGCGTTCAAAGTCTTATAATCAGCGTACGCTGGAATAATTAATGAAGCTATCATTATTAAAATAAATATAGTTAGTATTGTTAACCATTTCTGTTTAGCCTTCATTTCTCTTCACCCAACAACTCTTTTAATTCTTTAATTAGTTTAACTACTTGTTTCCTTTTTAAAACAATTCTTTCACCATATTCATAATTTATCCCTATTTGGATAATTAAACTACCTTTTGGGTTTAGTCCAATTAAATTAAGATAGTATTTTCTTGCTTTATCCCAAAACTTAGTCATGGTTCAACCCTCTTCAATCTTCTTAGTAATCTTATTGCAGTCTCGTTACCTTCTATTGCTAAACTACCTAAAGCATATCGCCAGTAGTCATAATCCTCTCTGTTTCTTATTTTAATAATCATTTCTTTCCCCCCTCCAACAAAACCTTAGCAAACAAACGCAACTCATAAACCTCAGGAGTATACTCCTCAAAACCAAGAGGAGGCTTAGCCTTCTCCAACACCTTAACCCTATTATCTATCCTCTCTACTATCCCTTTAATTGTTGCCTTACGAACATCCTCTCCAAACTCCCTTAAACGCTCAGACTCAATACTATAAGGATGAATCTTATAATCCCGACAAATCTTCTTTAGTTCTTGCTCAACCAAACTCATTTACTTCTCACCCTCTCCCGCTTCTTAAGACCCTTCTTAATAAAATTAACATAATAATCCCTATAACGAGCCTTATTCCGCTGATAATACCTCTTATGATAATTATTCTTATACTCTTCAAAATTATTAAGCCTACAATCATTACAAAGCTTCTTAGCATGTTTCTTTAAAACCTTACTACATAAAACACAACACCTTACCCTCTGAATAATAACCCAATACTTCCCTAACCTAAATTCCATATACAAAAAATAATAAAGGAATTATGCTATAAATACTTAACGGTAAAACAAACCATTAGACAACAAGTATAATAACAAAAACCATTACACCAAAAGTATAATCCCAATAGCAAACAATAGAAAAAGATAAGTCTAAACACGACCCATTCACAATTACACAAAAAAATACAAGAGCATCAATATATAGGTGTAGCATGGGGGGGGTGCTTACTTAGTTGTTATTTGTGTATGGTATGATGTATATGTTATATTATAGTATGTTAGTCTACTAGTATGCCTATCTTCTTTAGTTTCTTCTCTGCTTCTCTACTATCATCACGTATCCATTGTATGCTTAACTCACGTATGTTCATACTACCTAGCTCATGCGTCAGCATGCCTAGTGATTGAAGCATCCTTAATCTAGATTCTACTAGTTTGTTAACACTATCAAGTAACCTAATAGAAGGACGTTCCTTATACAAGGTATAGTACTCAGTCAATAACCAAGATAGTTGTTCAAAGGCATTACGTACCTCTACTTCAGGCATGAATGATTGCATGAATTCCTTACCTAGTTCTTTGCTTAGTCTGTGTATTGTGTCTTTGTCTCTTCCTACTTTGTTTGCTATTTGTCTTATTGTTAGTCCTTGTTTTGTGTATTTTATTATTTGTCTTTTTAGGTTTATTATTGTTATGTTGCTTAGTTTTGCCATGTCACTATTAGTCCTTTATTTTTCCTTTATTGTCGTTGCTTAAATGTTTTAAGCTTTGCTTGTATGTTTTCGTTGTGTTATTTTTCTTTTAATTATGCTATGATTATGGTTATTTTTTCTTTATTAGACTTGTGGTCTAATAATATTAATATAG